CGCGCCAACCCCTCGGCCACCTGAAACACCTCGAACACCCGCTTGGTGTTGGAAAACCCGTTCTTTTCTGCCAACGCAAAGGACTCGACAAACCTCAGAACAAAGGCAATGAGGTCCGTGTAGGTCTCCGCGAAACTCATGACCTCAAACTTGTTGAGTACCAGCCCTTTGCCTTGCTTCTCAGCAAAGGCAAAGGTTTCGGAGCTTCGCTTGATGCCCAGCTTCTGGATCAACTCCGTGAAACCGATGTCCGTGGCCACGCTCAGGCTGTAGACCGCCGGAAATGCACTCGTCCAGTTCTTACCGGCTGTGGCGCTGCTCCATGCAAACTTGCCAGTGGTCCAGGTGTAATTGGCCCCCGGCGAGCTTGAGACATTGACGGTCTCGGCCATGTCATTCGCCCGATCAGCTCATCGTGAAGGTAAAAACAGCCGTCAGGCTGTCGTCCACCCCCTTGTTGACCACCGGGAACACCACACGATCAAACATGGTTCCGGCCGAGGCTGCGTTGAACACGCCCGCCTCGGTCAATGCACCTGTGGCGTCACCCGCCGCATAACTGGCCGTGAAGGTGAACACCTTGGTGCCTGCCGTGTGGGCATAGGTCGAAGCATTCCGTTTGATCTCGGTGACCAGGGCGGTCTGGGTCGAGGCTGCGGCAGTCGTGCCCGTCCCCACCGCAATCCAGCCCATCACCCCGGGGCGACTGCCAGAGTTGCCAATCGCATCGGCAACGAAGTCAAAGCCGCCGTTGACGATGATGTTGTCTTTGTGGACTACCTCAACCTCGCCACTGGGCTTGGCCAGCACCAGTGTGAGCGAGCCCTTGATTTGCATGCCTTCATCCATCATGAGATTTCTCCAAAAAAATAGGCGTTGCCCCAATGGGTGCAACGCCTGTACTCAGGTTGATTGATTTTTCTGAACTGATCTGTCAGTACAGCTTGAGGGTCGAATACCCCGCTGTCTGTGCCAGAGGTTGGCTTGCGCTTTGAACCTCGCCTCCCATCTTTCCGATGAAAAGCCTGCGCTCTGTTGCCGTCTGGCACACACCAATGCAGATTCGATCCGCCACGTTCACGGGGTAAGCCACCACCACCCGGTTAAAGAGCTGGTCCTCCAGAAAGAAGTTTCCCGCCACCGAGTCATAGCCGACCAAGAGGCTCACTCCTGTACCTGTGGCAGTCCAGATGACCGATGTGGTGATCTGGTTCGGGATGAACCAGAAGCTCACATGAAAGACACCCGGAATGTTCACCCCCCAGGACACCTTGGTCGTGTCCTTGACCAATACGCCACTGCCGTAGCGCCCATCGCCGTAGCCCACGCCAATGGCTTCAGCGCCCACGGGGTTGCCATAGCCGCTGAGCACCCCATTGAGCCGCCAGCCGTAGAGCTCCCCCGCTTGCAGGGCATCCTCACGGGCCATCTGGAACCTCGCTTCGATGCTTTTGAGTGCACCGTCATAGGTCCATTGCCGCTTGGCAGCCGAGCTGATCCAGGCGTAATTGGCAGAGGTCCAGGTCTCGCGATCATCCAGAGTCGCCCCGATGCTGGCCAGCAAGGTGTTCTGTGCCCGGTAACTGGTGGGCAAATTCACCTCAAACAGGTACTCGGACTGGGTCACCCCGCTGTCCATGCGCAGCACATCCAGGCTGTTGACCGATTCGACCGATGCGAAATGCTTCACGCCAGGGAATCGGGTCGCCTGAGCATCCACTGTCACCAGCAGATTGGCGTTCTGGGGTTGCGCCACCACGGTGGAGACGAAGGTGGCTTCTTCAGAGTAAATGCCGGGCGAGGCAATCGCCTTGATCCAGAACTTGCGCTCCCCATCAAAGCCCGAGGGCAGCGTGAAACTGCTGGACTTGACCTCGGCAATGAAGATCGAGGTATCCCAGGCTCCCCCTTCGCGCAACTCATAAGCCACGACCTCCGGCTCGGGATTTGGCAGCCAACGAAACTCCAGCCGGTTGGCTGACTGCACCACATCAAATTGCCGCACCGATGAAGGCGCGAGCAAGGTGAGCTGGAAGGTGGTGACGTACTGGCTGTACTTTCCGGAGGTGTCAAAAGCTCGGATGTGATAGTTGTACTGACCCGACTCGCTTTGGTCATGCACCAGCTGCGTGCCCGCCGTCTGCCCGACCATCACACCCGAATCCCACCCTGTGCCGACCCTCACCTCATACCCTGAGAGGTCTGCATCGGTGTTGGCACTCCAGCTCAGGAGCAGATCGGTCGTTCGGCGCAGCACCACAAAGTCCTGCACATCATCTGGCGGCTGGAGCTTGCCCAGAATGCTCTGGCTCAGGCTTGCCGAATTGCCCAGCTTGCCCGACACCCCCACAGCCCGAACCGTGAAGACATAGTCACCTGCCTCAGCGTTTCGGACTTCCAGATAGGTGCTGGAGATTTTGGGCAGCGTGACCGTGTTGCCGCCGTTGACTCGGTAGGTGACCTGGTACTCCAGTGCCCCAAAGACCTGTTCCCAGCCGAGCTGGATCAGCACCAGCGCCTGATCCTTGACCCGGTACAGGCTCTCGGCCACGGTCAGCCCAGCCGGGGCTGCAGGCGTGGTCGAGAGCACCGTGATGACACGAGGCTGCAAGGCCAGGCCCTGCTCAATGGCTGCGTATTTGCTGGGGTTGTGCGCCAGCGCCGTGATTTCGTGGATACCAGGTTCGCTTTCAGCGACTTGCACCACCCGAAAGAGCTGAGCCTCCACGAGCGTGGAAGACAGCACCCAGATCGCGCCCACTTGAGGGGTCATCGAAAACGCGCTGGTCACCCCCACAGTCCGGCCAGAGAGCGACCCCACTTGCCGCTCTTCAACAACGCCCGTGGGCAGCACCACGGAAATCCGCCAGGATCCTGCGGGCAAGTCCTGATCGAGCGTGACGCTGACGGTTGTGGCCGCAGCAATCCTCCCACCCAGTCGCATTCCACCTCTGCTGGCATCGGCCACCTTGATGACATCGCCGGGTCGAACCACCGCACCCTCGAGTCCGGTGCGGAAAGTGATGATCTCCGACTCGGACTGCTCGGAGTACAGCAGCCATTTGCCCACCCGGTTGGCCTGGCCACGAGAAGTGCACCCCATGGCCACCACATCGGCCTGCACTACTCCGTAGCGGGCAATGCCTGCGAGGTCCTCGACGTATTCCACCTTCTGGCGGTAGAAATCATCCGGATCCACCCAGCTGACCAGCGCCACCGTGTGCCGGGCCTTGGCAGAGGACCCCTGGTAGGCGAACTCACCATCGACAACGTTGGCTGCGGTGAACTGATAGATCGGATCCTGCGGCGCATCCTGCGTGACCGTGATGGCACATCCCGACCAATAAGCCATGCCCCGGAACACAGAGGCCATGTCCTGCACCACCTTGTAGGCCTGCTCCCGGGTCTGCAGATACAGGTTGCAGGTAAAACGTGGCTCATAGCCACCCAGGCCGTTGGGCACCAATTCGTCACAGTACTTGGCCACCCGGTACAGCGCCCACTTGTCGACCTGCGACTCAGGCGTGTAGTTGCCAAGACCGTAGCGGGTATTGGTCACCAGGTCATAGAAGCACCAGGCCGGGTTGTCCGTCCAGGCGACCTTGAAGCTGCCATCCCAGACACCGGCATAGGAGCGGGTCTCAGGAAAGTAGTTCGACGGAATGCGAACCCGAAGGAGCTTCAAGTCATAGCTGCGCCTGGGAATCGAGGTGAATTGCGAGGCGTCGACCCGCAAGGCCATCAGCGCGCTGTTGGGATAGCGCAGCTTGCTCTCGATCACCTCGGTGTAGGACTCGAGAAAGGTCTTGTTTTGCAGGCTGGTCTGCGTCGAGTCTGCCGTGATGCGACGCAGTCGCACATCCCAAGGACCAGTCCCGGACAAAGGAACGTAGTAACTGCGCTGGTAGCGCGATGAGGTCTTGCCTGAAACCGTGTCCCGCAGGATCTGCACGTACCCGGCTCCCCGGGCCTGCACATCGATCGCATAGCTGACCGAAGTACCGTTCAGATCACCATTGGTCGTATCCTGCAGCGTCAGCGTCGGGATGCTGACCTTGATGCGCACAGCGTCCACGTCCGGGTCGGTGATGGAGCGCACCACGGGCTGGCCGAATTTACATTCGACCCCAACAGACACCTCGTTTTCCACAGAGGAAAAACCAGGGATGTAGCCTTGCTGCTGGGTGCCGGTCCGTGCCTCCAGCGTCACACCGGTGAAGTTGTACGAGTCATCCGCATTCTGTATAGGCGTGTCGTCCAGATACACCGACTTCAGGCCACCGACCAGTCCCTCGATCTCGCCCTCGCAGACGAGGTCAACCACCCGGGCATAAGCCTTGGAGCGCAGGCTGTCGGGCGCTTCCTGGGCCACGCGAGCACTGCCGCCCCCACCTTTTCCACCACCTGCGCCAATGATCAGAGAAGTGCTCTGGGTGCTCATACAGCGATCTCATCCACATCAATGCCTGCGCTGATCACGGCCGAACCCACAATGAGTCGGCCGTAACCCACAGGCACGGGATGCCCTTGGGCCGTGGTGTTCACAGCGCCGTTGAAAACGTAGCTTGGCTGGTTTTCTGGTCGCTCGGAAGGGTCAGAAGACTTGGCCGTCGGAGCAATCATCTGGGCCACGCCTCCCAAAATCATGGAGGTGCCCACCGAATAGAGGGTGGCCTGCGAGAGAAATGATCCCGCTGCAGCCCAGCCCATCGGGTTCCACCAGGACACAGCTATCAGGGCTGCCCCCAAAAGGATCTGGCCCAGCCCATTGCCCCCTGCACCCGAGATCACGGGTGTGATCGTGATGTGCTGCTGACCTGTGGGCTCATGCAGCCGCTCAAGATTCAAGGCGTCCCGTCCGGCCAGCACCCGGTAGCCCACACCTCGCTCACCTGAGGCGACAAGTTCTCGCTCGAAAGTGGGAAAGTTCGCGCACAGGGCACGCACCGCTTCTGCAGCAGTGGCCACAGCCATCTTGTGCCTGCGCCCGAAGCGCTTGCCCAGCTCGCCGAGAAGGATGATGGTGGTCATGGAGGTTGGGTTATTTCTGTGCGATGTCTCAAGATGTGCGTCGTGATCTTTTGCCAGTAGCCGCCATACACATCCCGGCTGGAGAGCCTGCCCTGCAGGTGATGCAGGATCAGGCCATCGCCCAGGTAGATGGCGGCATG